CTTAGTAATGCCGAGCAAGAGCTCTGGACACAAGGTGCTGCCGCCGTTAAGGCGGCACGACCGAATAAACCTTCGATTGACCTTCCGGTCACTCTGGGGGAACTTCGCACACTGGGTAATATCCCAGTTATGTTCGGTTCTATTCTTGGTCGCTCTAAAACCGTCCTAGATGTTTTTAGGAACGGTGGTAAAGAGTACCTTAATGCCCAGTTCGGTTGGGCCCCGTTAATTCGGGACGTGACCGCTTTAGCTGAGCTCGTACATTCCGCTCGCGGCGTACTGGAACAGTACGACCGCGATATCGAGCGGCTTGTAAGGAGAAGATACCACTTTCCAGATGTAGTAGATGTTAACAACACGCTGACTAATAGTCCAGCGTCTGGTTCATACTCTCGTATGGCGGGAACGCCGTACGGTGGAGTGCCTGAAGATCATTTGAGCTTCAAGCCTACTACTCAGGTGCCGGAACAAATCAACCGAACCACCGTGAAAACTTGGTTTTCAGGTGGTTTCCGATTTTATCATCGGTCAGTGCCAGAAGCACTGCAGGAACTTTCTCTTTTCGAAGAGTAAGCGAATCTCCTTTTGGGGACTCGACTTGATCCCGAGATTCTTTGGAATCTCGCACCTTGGACATGGTTGGCCGATTGGTTCGTCAACTTTGGCGACGTCGTGGCTAAAGCCTCGGCGCTACTCTCGGACGACCTTGTGATGCAATACGGATATCTGATGAGAACTACAACCATTGAGTCGGAGGTGTCATGGCCGCAAGGCTTATGGTACCAACGTCCTACTGGTTTGTTCTCAAGTGTTTGGACCCGAACAAATAAGGGTCCATTCGTTCAGACATCCCGCCGCGTAATAAAACAGCGCGGTAAAGCATCACCCTTTGGGTTTGGCCTAACCCCTGCGGGCTTTTCGCCCCAGCAATGGCTGATTCTAGGTGCACTCGGAATTTCTAGAGTGTAAACCGGAATCCTAATTCAATAATAATTCAATAATAATTGAATACCACTGTAAGGAGTAATGCCATGGCACTTGCCGATCCTCAGTCCGTTACCATTGGCGGGGTTGCGAATTCGCTTCCCCGTACTGGTTCGGGAGATAACC